TTGGTTTTACAGGACGTGGATTACAGCAAAGTTGATCACAACGGCCTCAGACAACGCGCCGCCCGAAAGGTTGCGCAATGTGATTGTGCAGCTTCCGGTGGATTTGCCGGAAACCCAGCAGTTGTAAGCACCAGCAGTAGCACCAGAAGACACGCTCAAAATTACAACGTCTTTTGCGCTAATGACGCTGTTGGTCAGAGTGAACGTAACGTTTGTGACGTTTGCCAATTCGGCATTGTTCATTGTGATCTGACCAGCAGACTTGTTCAGGGTCACGCCCGTCGATTTGCTTGTCAATTGAGTCACCGCACCACTTGCTTCTGCGGTGTAACCCAACTCACCACCAGACATCACAAAATTAGACCCAATAATGTCTTGGTCTTCAAAAGCAACGCCAATTGATTTGGTATTAGATGTCATGATTGTTCCTTGTAAAACAGGGGCCGAAGCCCCCGTTTAGGTTTAGCCAAGACGATACACAACGTAAGTGCCGTCACCGGTCTTACGGAAGCGGAACAACTGGCTAGTTGTCACAGCAATAGCGACCAAAGCGTTGCCGCCATCGCTCACACCAGTGTTAACAGCCAATGTCACAGCACCAGAGGATGTGCCGATGTTGACGATCGCCAGGTCAAAGGTGCTACCAACAGTAGCGTTGGGAACAGCAGCGTCGATTGCAGTGCCCAGAGGCAGCGTGTAAGTCGCAGCAGAAGTGGAGGGGTTAGCCACCAACATCTGGTTAACGATCTGAGCTGCTGTCAAGGTTGCTGTAGCCGTAGCTGTCTGAGGGGCGGCCATTGCGCCCATGATAGTTTCTGCGCGGTTGCCTGCACCAACTTGGTAACCGCCTGCGCCGTTAGGGAGAGCCATGATAATTTCCTTAAAAAAGATTAAAACGAATGAAAGGGGGCCGAAGCCCCCGTTTCAATTTAGCCCCACATACGGACGGCCATTTGTGGACGGATTGTGCTGAAACCATACAGCACGTCAATACGGCAAGGCAAGCGGTCGTTGTTGATGTCGTACTGACGCACAACACGCAAGCTGATACCGTTGTGAACTGCGCGGGCAGCCATGTCAACACCTTGTGGCAACAGCAAGTCAGCAGTTGCGAAGGTGATGGCATCCTTGTGGTACACCAGGTTCTGAGCGTACTGGGTAGATGCAGCGCCCACGAAAGTCACAGTTGCGCCAGTTGCAGGCAGCACGTCCACAGTAGCCAAAGCATTGGCAGCAGAGTACATAGGAGCAACAGTCACAGTCCAAGTACCAGCCACTGCGGTGGCGTCAACCAGGGCAACGAATTGGAACAATGAACCAGTGGACTCACGGGTTTGTGGGTTGACAGCGTTACAAGCGCTGATCGTGAACACGTCACCAGCTTTGATGGTGGTAGTCACAGAGCCTTGCTCCAACAAAATGGTGGTAGCACCTTCGGCAGTAACGCCTGGGGTCTTGACCAATGTTGAAGCAGTCGCGCTACGTGAGCCAGTGGTGTGCTGCTTGATCGACTGAGACATGTTGATCTCGTCAAAGCCCAACACGCCAGTGCCCATCATGCCGTTCTTGAATTGCTTGCTGATAGTGTCTGTTGGGTTGAACAAACCTTTCATGCCTTCAACCAAGCCAGCGTTAGCAGCAGGGTTCACGGTAGCGAAACGTGGGGACATCACAGCAGCGTTCTCGTTCAGCTTCTGCTGTGCTTGCAACAGCACCAAAGAAGTGGAAGGAGTGGTGCCCGGAGTGCCAACGGTGTTACCGATGGTTCTGTATGCGTTGGCAACGTCAGCGTCGATGCTGGAGGCCAACTGGCTAATACGAGGCTTCAACACACGCTCTGCGAAGTCGTCCAATTGCATCGTCAATTCAGCAGATGTGAAGTTGACGCCGATGTGCTTTTGGTTGTTCACAGTCAAAGTGGTGAACTGTTCGTTGTCGTCCTGAACTTGCAGGGCAGCACCGTCAGTTACCAGAGCGCGGTCGGGCAAACGGATACGCAGTGTGGAACCGATCTTCGCACCTTCAACAGCAAAGCTGTCGTCGTACTGACGGTTCACGTTACGGGTGAGCACCAGGTTGTTCTCGAGGATTTCGAGAGCTTTGCGGGTGATCATGTCAATGGTCAGAATACTGTTAGACATAATAGTCCTTTCAAAAAATTAGCGGTTGCGTTGCGCTTCCAACTTCTTAATCTGGCGTGCGCGTTCAGCTTCGATCCATTGGCCGGTTGTCATGGACTTGATTGACCGTGGGTCAGTCGTGTCATGGCTCGGCGAACCAGTTGAACGTGCAGTCACCGGGCTAATAGGTGCTGGCGCGTTTGAAGTTTTTTTGACCGGGGGATTGTCGCTTAACTTAGCTTCAATCTTTCCAATCTCTTTTGCCTGTGCAAGGGGCGTCATGCGGGAGATACGCTCGGCATCTTTAGGATTGGTTCCAAGGTAGTAAGCTAACTCGGGGCCAATGTCTGAAGACTGGATCGTTTCAGCCATCACGTTTGTAATTGGCAGCTTGGGGTTGTAGGCAACTTGGTCAAAGTCGTCGTACTTGTCCCGTGCTGATTCCTCACGCTCCTGATAGCTTTCGAGAATCTGCGACTGCTGCTTGGCAGCTTCACGCTTGGCAATCAGTTCTTCGGCTTTCTGGTAGGCCACTGCATCTGCATAGGCTTCAGGAGACTCAAACTGATCAGCGGATGCTGTCGGGGCAGCTCTCAAAACTTGCGTTTCCGCTTGTTTCTGTGCCTGATCTCTTTCCCATTTGCGCTGTTCTCTTGCGAGGCGCTTACCGATCATTGCGTCAATTTCAGCTTGCGTATAAGTTTTTTCCGCTTGCTGTTCTGTCTGCTCTGTCGATACTTCCGGCGAATTAACTTCGGGTTCAGGGGCAGCCGTTGCTTCCTGTTCCGGCGCGGGTGCTTCCGCTAAGATTTCATTGTCCATTTTGAATCCTGGGATTCCCTGGTCATCTGGGCCAGTACAGTTTTGCGAAATATATCACGGTTTGTCAGGCCATGTGTCGAAAACTCGGGCGTCTGCCACTGTTGAGGGCAGATCGCGCAATGTTTGGCGGTAGGTTGCCCAAGCAGGGGCATCACCGGCAAAGTCGGGCAGTTGGGTGTAATCACACGCAGACAGCAACAGATTGCGCTTGCCGCGCAGCGCGTCCATAGCGCGTTGCTTGTTCGCCTCAATCTCTTCAGCAGTCAGCTCCACCACTTCCAACTGCGTTGGGTCAACGGTGAAGTTTGTATATACGACCTTCTGGGTCAGTGCGTTGTGTTCCATGTTTTACTCCAATGTTTCAGGCTACCAAGCCCAGATAAATACTGCGCCATCGCCACCACGGCCACCACCAGCGCCGTCTTCGCCGTTCCCACCGCCGCCGCAGCCAATGCCGCCACGACCGCCAGCGGAGCCAATAACTGTGCTTGTACTGCCGCCTGCACCGCCGCATCCGACAAGAATGGGCTGAGTAATGAAATACCCGTCAGCGCCAGCAACAAGCCCACCGGCAGTGGTTGCAGGTAACACCGGATAGCCATAGTTCGGCGTTACTGAACCGCCAGTGCCTGCCGCGCCACCAGAACCACCTGCGCCGCCGGAAAGAAAAGTAGTGGCCGATGCTGTTTGGTTTGTGCCTGCCGTTGTTGTGCCGCCCAAAGTACCATCTTGCCCCGCAATAGATGTGAAAATTCCAGAAGCGCCAAAATAATTGTTGGTCATGGCCGCACCGCCAGTCCCAATTGTTGTTGAACCAACTCCTGACACGCCGCCATCGGCAGTCAGCAACGTGTAACCTGTCCCGTCTTTAGCTTGATAAAGTACAGAAGATGCTGTGGCGTTTGCGCCAGAAGTACCGCCAACACCAACAGTAATACGCAAAGTGTCTGGAATGAACATGGCGGGTCCGATCCAAGACGTAACCGCCCCCGATCCGCCCCCGCCGCCGCCAACTGATGCTGTTCCATTACCACCACCACCTCCAGCGCCGATCAGCATCATGCGAACCATTGATGCGCCGCGAGGCTTGACCCAGTCGCGGGTTGTACCACCACCGTAGAACTCTTGGTAGTTGGCTTGTTGAGGCGTGGGTGTGTTGAATAAATCTAGCATATTGTCACCACGTCACGATTACTACAAGGCCGTCACCGCCAATACCAGTAGTTGCCCCTCCACCAGTCCCCCCAGCCCCGCACCCAACGCCGCCTTTGCCGGGGCTAGTAGACCCGCCGCCCACACCAACAATAATTGGTTGCATTTGAAAAAATCCAGACCTAGAGGTTGAATAGCCATAATTAGCTGTGGTTGCGCCGCTGTAACTGCCGCCAGACAAAAATGTTGTAGCTGACGCAGTGGTGGGGTTGCCCCCAGCTTGCCCAGCAATACTTTGAAAAAATCCCATCGCCGTAAAATAGTTTGCCGTCATTGCAACGCCGCCAGCGCCGCCAGAGCCGCCGCCAGCGCCTCCATTTGCAGTTAGCAAGGAGTATCCAGTTCCTGTTTTTTGTTGGTAAAAGATTTGGGATACTGCGCCGTTACCATTTGAAGGAGAGCCAGTTCCAACAACAACCGTCAAAGAGTCTGGAATTAAGAAAGCTGGAACCATGCAATTGGTCACCGCACCGGAGCCGCCGCCTACAAAAGCCACCGCATCGCGGTCATCCCCCCCGCCACCGCCAATTAAAGTAAACCAAACAAATGACGCGCCTTGCGGCTTGACCCATGTTTTTTCAAACAAGTGCCCGGTTGTTTGCGGGTCGCCACCTTGAAAAATCTGGACGTTTGCGCCTTGTGGCGTTGGGTATTTAATAGGATATGACATATTACCAACTCGCAATCAGAACGAGGCCGTCACCGCCAGCAGAACCAACAGACCCATCGAAATAATATCCACTTCCACCGCCACCGCATCCAATTCCGCCTTTACCACCAGTTCCAGCATTTCCACCACCAGTACCACCCCCACCTCCACCTCCACCGCCAAGTCCAAAAATTATTGGTTGCATTTGGAAAGTTCCTGAATTTGCATCATTTCCATTAACAAAAGTGCCTGAAGACGCAGCTCCACCTTTAGCAACATATCCATAATTTGCCGTTGTATCTAGTCCAGCATTATTGTTGAATGTAGTTCCACCAGCACCACCACTTAAAAAAGTTGTAGCAGAAGATGATATTGCGCCAGAAGCATTAGCACCCGTTTGCCCTGCTATAGATTGGTAAAAACCCATTGCTGAAAAATTACCTGAACTAGTTGTTGCACCTCCACCACCTCCAGTTGTTAAAGAAGCAGCAGCGCCAGCACTAGCAGTTAAAAAAGCAGTATTATTTATACCTCTAATAATTGAAGCAGTACCATTTGCTTGAAGAGTTCCAACACCAACAGTTACATTTAAAATATCTGGAACGTGTTGTGCCGCACCATACCAAACAGTTACTGCGCCAGAGCCTCCTCCACCAGCACCTTGAGCGCCCGGCCCTGCTCCACCACCACCAGCGCCAATCAGCAACATATAGACATGGCTAACGCCTCTTGGTTTATTCCAAGTGCGTGTGCCTCTACTTCCAGCACCTGCTGGCGACCTATTAAATATCTGTATGTCACAACCTTGCGGTCTGGCTATTGGGAATGGAAACATCGTTTAGCCCCAAGTAGGTGCGGGTGCGTTGTCGTTGGTGCAGGTGTACTCAACAGCTTCTTCAGGAGATACGGCAGTGCCATCGGCGCGGTAAACACCAATGCAATTCCCGTCCTCCATTTTCTGGTAACCCGTCGAGTTGTCCAAAAACGTAATTTCAAACCAAGTAATCATCAGTAGTCTCCGGCAATGGTGACAATCGAGTAGCCTGTACCGGCTGATCCAGTGGACGTGCCAAAGGTTACATACAGCAGGTAGCTTGGGTCAAGCGCAAAGTTTACTGGCAACTCAAACACGCTTGTTGCGGCGGTCTGCGACAGTGTCACCGCAGGCAATGTGATCTCGTCAAACAGCCAAGTTGCAGTAGCACTGGTTGTGGTGCTGGAGGAGATGAACACTCGGCAAACTGTGGCAGCAGGGGAGCCAACAGGGCGGAAGCGCATCTTTTGCACATAAGAGCCGTTTGCACCAGCGGTGAACGCTTTGTACATCGTGCCGGAACCATCCAAGGCGGTGTTGGCTGTCGGGCCAACAACAAGGCCAGAGTTGTTTGATGCTACTGAGTCAACAGCACCGACGATGGAATAAATGGGGGAGGTATTTGCTGGCATGGTGAGTCCTTAAGGAAGAATACAGTTGATGGCAATGGCCCGAACAAGGCCGATTGAAGTAGAGCCGCCGGTAGGGGCCGCTGAAGTCCAAGTTGTACCGTTGGAAGTCAACACGTTGCCGTTTGTGCCAGGGGCCACCACTTGGACAGCAGAAGTGCCGTTGCCCAAGATGACGTTGTTGGTTGTCAAATTGGTTGCACCTGTGCCGCCGT